GTCGTCTCTGTTTTGAGTTGACATTTTTTAAATCTCCGTAAGATAAGACGCCAAAGCATCTATTGATTTTGGGTTGTTAAGATTGTAGGTTTTTTCGTCGTCGTGATCTTCTTCGTCGTCGTCATGACTATAGCCTTGATCCATCTCTTCCATTTCTGGATCTTCTATTTCTGGATCTTCTATTTCTGGCTCTTCTATTTCTTCTTTCATTTTGGCAAACGATACAACGATTTTATCCTCTGTTTCTTCAACGCTAAGAATATGACGCAACTGAAGAGAGGGCACGGTCAATAGCTCGCCACGAATTAAGGTTTTAATTTGTTGTTCGATCTCTTGATTCAATGATTTAATGGCGGTTGCTTCGCCGTTTGCCGGTACAGTAACCAGTGAAACCTCCAATAATTCACTTTTTGTGAAATAACGGCCCTTGGTGCCATACGCTTTATGTTCTTTGGGCAATTTTGAGCGATCTGTAACCTCGATCGGGCGAAAACCAACAGACACAGCATGCAAAAAACCTGCGTCCATTTTGCGAGCCAATTCAGCGCCAATCGGATCGCCTGTATCCATTTCAATATCTATTATTAAACTATCGTCGGTGGCCTCCACAATACCTTTACCAACCGGCATTGATAGAGCGTTATGATTAAATAGCACGACAGGATTTTGTTCGTAATTTTGAAGCGCCCATGATTTTGATCCTTGCTCAATTACGTCTCCATACCGATCTTCTGTAGAGGTAGAAGCGGTAAAAGTGAATATATTATTCGCCTTTTCGCTCTTGATTATTCTTAATTGCCTTTGAATCATACAAGTACCCCCGTTATTCTTATAGCATATTTAGAGGCGCGCTGTCCAATGAGCAAAAAACGACCGATAAAACTGATCGTCTTGGGGAATCCAATCCCACAACCAAGGGCAAGAGTGAGCCGATTTGGAGCCTATTATCCTGCAAAATATAAAAGGGCCCGCATTGATTACGCTCGGCAGATCACAAGCCAACTGCAAAGAAATCTAAGGCCTGTTTACACTGGCGCGGTTTCGTTGTCTGTCGTGTTTGTCCATCAAAGACCCAAAAGTTTCAAAAAATCCATGGTTGAGAGAACACCTAAAACCACACGGCCAGACTTAGACAACCTAATTAAAACGGTGAAAGACAGCCTAACAGCATCTAAATATTGGAAAGATGATAGCCAGGTTGTGAGCCTTCACGCGTTTGACTATTATGCCGCAATTGACGAAGACCCTCACACAATGATTGAAATATTAGAAATAGATTAGTTTTTTTTCTTGCATAGTGTAACACGGCAAGGTTAAAGTATTTATACAACAACGGAGAACACTATGAACAACCAACAAAAAATTAAATCCTGTTTGCACTGGCGATGTGTGATTGAAGAATTCGACAAACGAAGAAGTAAAGGTTTTGGCTATGCAATCGGAGAAGAAAACGAAGAGATTAGCGAATTAGGCGCATATGGAGATTTTTTACTCTTCTTGGATACTAATGAAGAGTATGCGCTCTATTTTCACCCACCATCAAAAAGCTATTTTGTGGTAGTTGATTTGTATGGCCCTTGGGCGATTGATCTTCCTGCCCATTTGTTTGAATAAAAACAACAACACTACACAACAACAACAACAACAACAGAGAAAACCATGATTAAAACAATTTTGAGAACAACCATTAACAAATCAACAACAGACATAGACATTACACAAAATGAAGATGGCTCATATGAATTAAACATTCGACCAGATGGAGGCATTGAAGATAGTGATGTGTGGATTGATGGATCTGGTGATTTTAGGGATAAATTCCTTGTCATAGAAGAAAGGGCAACCGATGTGTCTCTTATGATTAAATCAATAGAAGATCTGGATAAAATGATTTCACTGCTGGAATTAATGCGGTCCCAATAAACCTTTTTTGATTGTTTACTGCCTCCATTTTTGGAGGTTTTTTTTGTTCACAGTAAAGATAAACAAAATAAAGCTTGACAGTGTATTACACTACGGCTAAGCTATTAACACAACAACGGAGAACACAATGAAAATCAATACAAAAACAGTTGAAGCATTAATTCAAGATCAAGATCATAATATTTGGGAAAATTACAACCGGAAAAGATTGTATTTAAACTTTGCAAAAATCATTGATCTTGAAATTTACAAATACAACACAGGAAGCATATCAAGCGCATTTCTTAACGGTAAAAAAATATCAAATTCAAAAGCATATCAATACATGGACGGAAAGGTTTTCATTGATCTGTACACAAATGAATTGATAATTCAATCTCTCCACCAAGATCTATGCGAGATCTTAAGAATCAAATTGACAAATTGAACAAAATAAACTTGACAGTGTATTACACTACGGCTAAGCTATTAACATAAGACGGAGCACAGAATGAACAACCAACAAAAAAGAGAAGCATACAAAAAGATTTCAAACCTGCAATCCACTTATTTTGAACTTCTTGACGAAAAAAACAAGGCTTATACTTGGTCAAATTGCCCACAAGAAAAACGACAATATCGTCAATCAATCATTGAAGACATGAAAAGAATCAACAAAAAGATCAGAGAACTAACACAACAAATTGAAGGGTAGAACAATGAAAAAATCAAAGATTAAATTTGGTAAGAAAAATAAATGTTTAAGCTACATAAAAGGCGACGATTTTGCCTTTCCCATCTTAGTAAAAGACAAAAATGGTAAATGGGTTGAGATCGGTGAAGTTGTGGCTATGTATGAAGACGTTGGTCTGGGAATGGCGCCAGAATACCGTATTTCTGAGTATACAGCAGACTTATGGGTCAAGGATGATCTACCTACCATTACAGAAGATGTGTTGGTGCGGAGACACCGATTCCAAAGCTTTCGGCAAAAACAAACACCAGCAGCAGCAAAAAAAGAGCTTAAATTAAAAATCGAATCAGCATTAAATTGAAGGGTAGAACAATGGAAAACACAACAGAAAAAACAATAGATCACAAGCAAGCCCAAGAAGAAATCAGCAGATTAAGAGCAGAGAACGCAAACCTTAAAGATCAAAAAGATCAATACAGAGAACTTTATATTAAGGAAATCGGAGAGCAAAAAATAACACATAGCTTTTATAACGAACAAGCCCAATTTATTAACGAGCAAGCCCAAGAATATATTACCAAATTAAGGGAAGAAAACGAAAACCTCAAAGCAAAACTTAAAATTCGCGATTTGAACCTAAAACACCTAAGATCAATCATTGAAAAAATCGAATCATCATTAAAAGTGTGTTTTCCTTAGAAATAATCTCTTTTTTTCTTGATAGTGTAACACACTAATGGTATAGTAAATACACAACAACGGAGAACAACAATGAAAAGAGAAACCGCAAACATAATCGCTCAACAACTTGGATTTACATTGAAAATGATCGGAGCTAAAAACCTTATCGCATATCAAGACGGATTAGGGTTTAAAATTGGTAGGAACTCAAAACGGGTAAATCATATTAAAATCACCCTTGAAGATGATCTGTATACAATGACTTTTTCCAGGGTTCCAAGTGTGGCGGCTATGTGCAAGGGTAAAGAAGCAATAATCATCAATGAGATTGCCGGTGTCTATGCATCACAAATGAAAAAGTTAATCGAATCAAATACAGGAATGCACACAAGTCTTTAATTCTTGCATCATTAAACAAACCCACCTTCATTGAGGTGGGTTTTTTATATTTGCACAATTGGCAGGGTCGTACATCTACAATTTATATCCTCAGAAGCACTACCCATTAAACCTGGCCCGCTTCCCTGTGAAATGTTGCCATTGTCATCAATAGCGGTAAATAACTCACCGTTTAGAACTTCCTCACCGTCAAGCTCTACGTGAGACGGCCGAACCTTGTCATCTCTCGCACTGGCCCAACGAATCATCAGTGTTATTCCGTCGCTTTCGGCGTTCTGGTAGGCTTCAACAGACGATCCAGTAACGAGCCTTGTGGTTTCTGTTCTTGCTATTGTTCTACCTCTTGAAGCACTAAAGGCGCCACTTCTGGCCATCTGTTCAGCCATTTGATCAGTAGATAAACCATTCACAATACCCTGTTCCACAATAGATCGAATCGCTACTCCTGTCGTTTTTTGGATCTCACTGGCGTATTTATTAAGCTCATTCCAGGCTATATCACGCGAGGGCATGACAACAGCAGGTATCACCCTTTGGGCTTGGCGATATATTTCTTCCAATTCTGAGGTTCCATTAATAACCCATCGGTCGATATAGTATTCTCCAATCTCATCTAAAAAGATCTCTGTTTCCAGGCTTAGTTCTAATAGTGAATTCCAATCTACAACATTTGATTTAATTACTGATTTTGTATCAACAAGCGCATTAACTCTCTTTTGATACCTCTTCAGCGCGCCTTTTTGGTATTGTCGTATTCTTTTGTAGATGCCGTTCTCAATTGGAGAATGGACACGTTCAATCCATTCAAACCAATTTGTTTTTTGCTGGTTTAAGGTTTCGCCTTCATATTTTTTTTTTTGGTCAAACGACAACAGAAAATCGTTTAGTTTTGGCGCCGGTAATCCCATATCATCAAAATAGCGAACCACATGAGAGTAAATTAGGCGCCTCTCTTCCTCTGGCAGCCCCACATCTTTCCTATTCAGTTGATTTACAACGTCAGCAAGAAGTTCAAGAAACACTACCAACCGACCCTGTTCAGGTGCCGCGTTTTCTGGGTCGTTTTCGTCTACCAATCGAGCGATCTGAAATCTATAACCATCACGGGTTTGAAGGCGGTTATCGTCAGAGTGAAGAAAAGCCCTTTGAAATCTGGCCCAATTTGGAGCGCCTCCATTCATCGTCCCCAAAATCGAAGCATGAATCTCGTCTTCTTCTTGCTCTCTCGGGTTGTATGCCTCTGTCGATGTCTCCAACAAAGACTGATCTGATTTGATCAATTGTGGAAAATAGCCATCAAAAACAAAACCTCTATCCTCTACTTCTGATTCTAATTCTGGATACCTGATGCCTTCTTCCATGTATGCCGCCAATGGATCGGCGCCGTTCATGATGTGCATTTGAGCCCTTTTAATTTGACTTTCCTTGATGCTTTGAAGCGCCTCGATTCCGCTGTAATCATGTTCTATTTTCAAATCCTGATCAAACAACCTTGCAATAACGTTGAACAACCCAAGTTCGATCCTTTTCCCTAAATGTTGTTGATTGCTCCAATACTGTCGTCTTTGATTTAGGCTTGTTGCGTAATTGGCGCCTGATTCACCAAGAACCACAGGAGGCACACCACTTACAGCGCTAACAGCATTACGTGTGAAAATACGCACCTTTTCAAATTCCAAATCTCTAATTTTCAAATTAAGGCTCTGAATGTTAGCCGCCCCTGACAGACACAAAACGCCACCATTTTTAACCATTTTGGTATAATTACTTGTTATTTCTCTTCTGGTCTCTGAAGGCCAAATATCGCCTTGTTCGCTTGGGGATATGATTATATCTGGCCTGGCTTGCCGTGCAGTTTGAGACACCAAGGACTGAGCGCTTATATCTGCTTCTAATTCTTTGGAAAGTGTCTCAATGATTCCTACACCATAGAGAGATTGAGCGCCTGATGAATAGGTCTCCGTCCTGATGTGAATCACTCTATGTTTTGGATACATGACAGAGGATCCGCCTGATGTATATTTATAGCCCTGTATTCCTTCGCTGTTGGTCACTATCTCAACCTCCCCAGGGTGTAAGCGCCCAAGGGAAACAGGCACCTCTCCAGGGCCCATAAGCAAGCAATATGCATTTCCTGAAAGAATTAGGTCTATCGTAAGTTGTGATCTAAACAAATATCCATCACAATCGGTAGAGGGCTGATCAAGAAGGTCTAAGATAGGGTGATCGTGTATAATCTTTCTGTTTTCGCCTTTTCCCGATACGCAAAACAAAGGGAGAGCGCTCAAATCTTGGCTTGATCTTTGTGCCGCTGCGTGAGTGTATGCATGTAGCCCATAGGCCGATAAGCTTTTGTTTGCTGAATATGGTTGATGAACCCCATAACCGCCACTGCTCCAAGAGCTACCGTGATGGATCTGCTCTGGTGCTTCGATTTGTTTGTAATTCTTATTGACAATCGCCATCCACAAACGGCCAAAATATGATTCTGACATACTTACCTCTTTTTTGCATTGTAGCTCGATCAATGATCGACCGCATTATCAACGATGGCGATTAAATCTTGTCTGTTGCATAATGAGATAACGAAGAGCATCAAGGGCGTGATCGTCTTTTTTGATTGGCTTGTCCTGGCTTGTCCTGTCGTTCCATCGGTACAATTTCATCTCTCTGATCAAATTCTTGCATTCTTTGGAGATCAGCAGTCTACATTTACCCTCTTTGTTGGGCATCATTATTTCTCTACACATTTCGATTCCTGCTACAACCCCCATATGTTTGGGCGCGGCTATTGTGTTTATTCCAACCTCACGGGAAAGAGTTAATCTTCCGTCCTTGCTTTCTGGATCGGCTATTGTCATGTCAATTTTAAGGCCATCCCTCATTTTTAAGATTTGACGGCCTGATTGAATTGTTGTTTTATTCGTCCAATACAGCTCTTTAAACACATAGTAACAGGTATCTGAACCATGATAGCCTGATGGCAACAAAGCAACCCACAAACAAACAAATGGATGTTTGGTGCCAAAGTCTATTGACTCAAAATAAAGGCTTCTCTCAGGGTGATCTTTAATGGGCTCGATTACGTGCAAATTTGGATCAAAGTTGTCATAAATCAAACCACTCTGAGCCGTAAATTCTCCAAATAGCCGGGTTTTTTGTTGTGCTTCTGATAAATGGCTTACTGCTTGACGAAGCTTATCAGACGGTACGTATGGATTATCCAAACCCGAGATCCTACAAGTCGTTAAACCCTCGATTGGATCGTCAATGAAGACATTAAACAACCAAGTTAGCCCCTTGATCGGCGTGGCCGTAATGCATGACGATCCACTTTTATCAACCAATCGAAGCATGCATTCTTCCCAAACATCTTTAGGTGGTTCTTCATCCATCCAAACAAAATTAACAGCTGAACCTTGAAATTTAGCCGCACCAGAATCAGCAGATAAGGATCTAATTTGGCCTCCAGATGGCAAGGTAACCATGGCCCGATCCTGGCTTTTCCATTTCCGTCTAATTGTGTTGTTTTGAGGCAAAAACTCATCTAATTTTGGTCGCACATATTCCAAAGCATCAGAATAGCTTAAGGAAACCGCCCAACTAATCCCCGGTTCAGGCTGGATCATGTCTTTGGGTATTTGGTTTATCTTCATCCAGTCTCGCACCCATTGACAGGATGAGCCCGCTGCAAATGCTACTGATAATTGAGCGCCTAAGCTTGATTTTCCTGCTCTGTTGCCTCCAGATATTAAACAACAGGTTTTTCCCTTATGAATTTGTTCTATTGCTTGGATCTGGCTTGTTCTTGCTTCTGTAATGTCGCATTTTTCACACCGATAAATTCCAGGGCTAATCATCTTCATTGGACGACCACAGCCCCTG